CTTCAATAAATCACTCCATTATCTTTTATATATTTTTCAAAATCAACGATCCCGTCCTCCCCCATTCCCTTTTCATCGACCAATGTTTGGTAATCGTCCTTCTCCACTAAATCATCCACCCATTTTATAATATCGTCCATCACATTGTCCCCTCTCAAAACCAAATCAAACTTATTTTCCAACACATAGTCCAAATCGGTCTCTGGTTCAGAATTCAAATGAAGAAGGTGTTCTATGTGGTTCGAGTAACATTCTTTCAACCGCTTCATCTGTAATTCTTTTGATATTTGCAAACGAACTATTTTCCAACCATTTTCCTGTAAAGCAAACAGTTCATTCTTAAACCGCAGGTCGTCTATAACTACAAAATTTTCATGCTTCGTCTGTCTCAATAAATAATTGGCCCACACCATCGGGTCGATCGCCCTCATACTTTGTCCCACATCCACATACAGTTCGCGGTTTTTATACATTTGACCAATGTTATTTTCATTGTTCTCGACGTCAATAAACCGTTCATGAAATAGTTCGTGCGTGGTTGTTTTGAGCTTATCGGCGAACGACCTAATTTTGAACTTATTATATTTGTTCCGAATCATCTTAGCACAATAACTTTTTCCACTTCCCATTTTCCCTGAAATAGCAATTTTAATAACCATTACTTTAATACTTCTTTTTATTTAATAAATTGTGCTTAATACATTTTATTAAATTAATTATTTTTCCCAATGGACTTAAACACATATTACCAATTATAAGAACGACAGTTATATGGAAACTACCAACTTACATAAAATAGTAAACGACGCAATAAGGGACAAGCGATTAATAAGATACAACAATATCCAAACACTTTTAATAACGATGGAGGAATTGAATAAAATCAATATTGAGGTGTCGTCTGAAATTCAACGGGTTATTATCGATGACAAAATAGAAAAAATAGTTGAATATCAGGAAGATTACTTCAAAACAAACAAACGATTTAATTTTTTAGGTTCGCTCAATATCAATCACTGTAAAGAAGACAATAAGAATTACTTAATGGACGGACAGCATCGCTACAGAGCAATGCTCCAATTGTTCGGTAAAAAATACAACGAAAAGATTAAGATAGAACTAATCACCGTGGAAAAGTTCGATGATATGAAGGAAAATTTTGATATAATTAATAAAAATACTCAGCTTCCAGAATTTTCAAAAAACATCGACAAACAGGTTCCTGAAAACGCATTCCGAAAGATCAAAGACCGATTTCCTAAAGTATTCAAAACGACCAAACGAGCAACACGGCCACACATCAACCAGAACGATTTCCAAGAAGCACTGGGGTTTTTAACGGAAAAACTAAATGAAAAGTTAGGGGAAAACATTGATTCTGACAAGCTGAGGGATTTGATACTGGAAAAAAACAGCGAAATGAAGAATTGGCCGGTAGAGGCCTACGAAAAAACAATACGGAATGGTGTAAAGTGGGAAAAATACATAAATGAAGCCAGTAAGCACGGATTTTATTTGGGATTATACAATAAAACAAGTCAAGAGTATACATTTGAGTGGGTGAGAGACATTATAAAAGAAAAGTGCGGTATACAATTAAAGAAAACGGCAAAAAAAAGGAAAAAAACAATACCAAAGCAAATTAAAGACCAAGTATGGAGTCAATACATTGGGGAAGACATTGCGATTTCTTACTGCTTTTGCTGTAGAGAAGAAAAAATAAAAATGAACGGCGAATACGAGTGCGGGCATGTCGAGGCAGAATCAAAAGGCGGTCCAACCGATGTGTCTAACCTGAGGCCAATATGTAAAAAATGCAACCGCAGCATGGGAACCGTAAATATGTACGAGTACGTACAAAAAACATACCCAAAAAAGTCAACGCCATTTAAAAACAACGTCTCGCCCGGGAAGTGGAAAGAAAAACCGAAAAAGACTACATCATTTCTCTCATCATTAAACCCTTTCTAATGAATTTTCTAATGAATTTTCTAATGAATTTTCTAATGAATTTTCTAATGAATTTTCTAATGAATTTTCTAATGAATTATTTAATAATATTAAAAATAATATTATTAAGCTATAAAATGACAATCATAATGATACTGTTAGAATCTCTAATACTGATTTTGACAATTATATTAATGTGCAAATTATTATCAGCGATGGGAAACGGAAACCAAGCATTTGAAACAGTAGACAACAACGACATAAATTATGATTAATTAAATGTCCGTTAACTTAACTTTTAAAAACAAGATAGCGGCATATATCACGGACGCAATAAACACGATGCTGATGGGACGATTCAAATCAAAGTATATCATAGAAAGCATCAAGACCCACAGCAGCCCACCAATCACCGACCCGTTGATAAAATCAACACCTTTGTCTAAATCAGTGCTAAAATTATTCTTAGTCCCACCATTGTATATGGAGTACAAATACAAGTAGTAAGCACCAAAAGGCAATGAACCATAAATAAATCCACTCAAATATGGGCTGTAAAATTTCGAAATATAGCCTGAAATAGCAATCAACAATCCACCGGCAACAAAATTATAAATAATATCTACATCGAATGCGAAACCATTCAATAAACCTGGGACAATATACATATATAAACCCCAAAGAAAAGAACAAAAAAGAACAAAAAAGAACAAAAAAGAACAAAAAAGAACAAAAAAGAACAAAAAAGAACAAAATATATTTAATTAAAGATTTAATTATATTTTGTAAAACAGCGACATCAATCGCACCATAATCGCAAATAATCAATTTACATCATTGCGTTTTCTTTAACAGAACCAACGCACATCGTGTATAACAATCGATTTACAAAGTAAACCAACAATGGCTGAACCAAAACAACCATCAACGTAACGATGTCAGCCTTCTTATCGGTCACAACGCGACGGACGACACCGACAACAGCGGCGGCCAAAACTACCAAACTGATAATCATAAGAATATAAAAATAATTGCAAAATTCAGGGCCTAGGGGACCAAGTAATGAATCCAATAGTTTATTCATTTTATAATATTTAAATAGAAAATAATCTTTCAACGCAATCAAAAATCTTATTAATATATAAATGGATATGTTTACAGCAAATAAGCTAAAAAATAAAGAAGACGTTTTTATTTTTTCATACGGGTCGAATATGTCAAATGGAGAATTGTTAAAATACAACAAAAAAATCAATAACAATAAAAAAAACTTATTTGAAGTAATGGACGTTGGGTGTATCTCTAATTATGAATTCAAATACATGCCATTGTATACAACATCGAGCAACAAAAATTTAAAAACTGCTAAAGCAACTATAATTCCAGCAAATAATAACAAACGTTCTAAAGTATATGGCACGATAACAAAAGTGTCTTCGGAATTATTTAAGGCATTGGTTAAAAAAGAAGGGGTGTATAAAAAATATTACAAATCACAGGCTCAAAGCATTACATCGTGTTATACTAAAAATAAATACAAATGTGTCGTCTTTGTAATGACAGACCAATATTTAAACAGAACACCCACATTAGACATACACTCCACCATAAAAACACATCCTAGCAAACGATATGAAAATCTCATATTAGAAGCGGCGCTTCATTACAATTTCCCAAATAATTACATCAAAAAATACCTAACCCATACAAAATCACCAAATTAAGCATCACCAAATTAAGCATCATCAAATTAAGCATCACCAAATTAAGCATCACCAAAATACATAAAACCAATCCAACAAAAATATATACAATATTATATATGATTAATACAAACTATCAATCCAATATATCCGTACATAAATATGAGATTTTTAATCCCAATTATGAATTGGTAAGGTTAAGCAAACGAACCACATCAACCGTAAACACGAATTCATCCCCAAACGCAATAATAATCAACAATTATTTAACAGAAAATTACAGTGAATTGATAAATAATAAACTTAACACTGTAGTCCAACATTTGTTAAAAGAGAACAGAACAATTGACATGCCAATTTGTTTCAATTCCAGTGTCTTCTTCGTACAACACAGGACCAAATCACCGGTAGCAAATTACTTGTTGGAACGAAACGACACATACACTGCTTTTATAAATTACGATTCGTCTGTCGAAGACCAAACCGAATCCGATTCAGCGGCTTCATTGGTGTCTGTAGACTTTTTACAAAATGAGTCCAACCGTCGCACCGTTACGACCATCAAAAACCATTCAAAGCACACATTTATAAACGATCGAATCATTTCAAAGCAGGTTGCGGAGTTTATGTTCGAAAGAACGCCTGAAATAATAAATGTTTTAGAAAAACAGTTGAACAAACATAATATTACTGTAACAAAGGCATCTCTGGAGTATTCTTTACACCTTGGGTGTAATAAAAGAGACATAACCCTAAGCATGGGACACGACTATGTGGATTATATATTTTTGAGACCGTTTGCCGATATATTTAAACATTTTGAATTCAAATACATAAACAACGACACCCCGAACACATCGACAGATACATCATCATCAACAGATACCCCCATCCAAGACCCAATAATACTGTGGAATGCACTAACCAACAATGAGACATTTAAAATAGAATCCTACGACACAAAAGAGGAGGCAATTCAAAAATTCAAGATTTTCTCAAGGTATAAATATTAAATTGATAATAGTAAAATAATAAAGAATATTAACTTACTATTAATTAGAAGAATGGACCAATTTGTAATAAATCGAAACGGCAAATCGAAATCATCGCATCCCCCCGCGACGTCACAAAATCCCAGTACAACCCCAGTTCATAATACACAAAGCATAGACGTATACACAGACGGTGCTTGTATTGATAATGGAAAACCGTATGCCAGGGCGGGGTACGGCGTCTGGTTTGGTGAAAATGATCCTCGTAATGTAAGCGAATCCTACAAAGGAAAGCAAACGAACAATATTGCCGAACTGCTCGCAATCATAAAGGCACTTACAATTTTGGATAAAGAAATAAAGGACAACACGACTATAAATATCTACAGTGATTCAAGGTATTCTATTCGGTGCTGTACCACGTATGGGGAAAAGTGTTATAAAAAAAACTGGGTGAACCCCAACAACAAAAAGAAGCCAATCCCCAATTTAGAACTGGTTCAGACGGCGTACTTATACTGTAAAAATCACAAAAATGTAGTGTTTCATCATGTAGAAGCCCATACAAACCGAACGGACAGACATTCTGTTGGCAACGATCACGCGGATCGCCTGGCAAACAAAGCGGTTGGCGTGGATAAATGTCCCTACGCCAACGCAAATGCCGGAAATGGAAGTGCCAGTTACAACAACGCGACGGAGTATTATCTCTCCCTCAACAAGAAAATATCTAAAAAGAGTGAGAAAAGAATATACCTGAATGTTCCCTACAATGAAAAGGAGGAGGCAAAGAAATTAGGGGCCAAATGGGAATCTTCAAAGAAAAGTTGGTATATTTTAGAAAACAATAAGTGTAAGGAATTAATGATGGGGAGGTGGTAAATTCACAGTCATACTAATAAACTCGTAAAATACAATTAAAAACAACCTGTTCATAATAT